CCTGGATTAGCAGCTCTGTAAGAAGCTACGCCTTTTTTGTTTAGGCCTCCTGATTTACTTTTACCCTCTTTGCGTTGCCATGCTGGAGTTTTTGCCATTATCTACTTGCTGTACCATAACCACGTACAGCTAATCCTCCTGATGCTAATGTTTTAGCTATGTTAGGTTTTTTATCTGGACTTCTTCCGCCCGCCTCAACTTTTTGTTTTCTAGCTACTGCTGTTCTTTTTTTAGATTTAGACATTCCAGATGCTTTTGCAGCAGGAACACATTTAGGATAATTACTTCTTTTCTCTCCACCCGATCTACCACACTTAGGATAAGATCCGTCAGATTTTTTATTGGCTATATCTACCCAATTTTCACCAACCCAAGCTTTAAGACCTTTTTTTGCCATTCTTTTTACCAATAATTGATTTTAGAGTTTTAGCTTGACCAGCATGTAATTTAGATGCTTTGTTAAGTCCTTTAATAACTTTTTTTACTTTGNTTTTATTTTTTGNTTTAAGCATAACTAGTTGACTTTCTTTTTCCTTCCATTACAGCACCACAACCTCTAGCAACACCACCTGTGTTCAGGTGTGATACTTTTTTTCTAGATTGTGATAACTTATTGCCATTACCTATCATGCCACCACTGGCTTTTTTGTTTTTCTTACCGCCTGGTGTTACTTTGCCTGAACAAACAGCACCAGCGTACATGTTTGCGTAAGCAGAAGGATAAACATCAAATTTAGCTTTAGCTGCGGCTTTTCCTTTTGCACATAGTTTGCCCATTTACTTATCTCCTCTTTTTTTAGTGTTTCTGTCTTTGTCTGCTTTGTCTAAAGCAACGTTTGCACGTAATTGTGCTATATCTTCTTGACTTTCTATCTTCTCTTTAGCCAATTTATCGGTTTGCATTAGTTTTTTCTCATCTAAAGCTTGTTTTTCGCCCATTGCTTGTGCTTTTAGCTCTAAATCGTCCTTTCTAAGGTCAATTTCTTGCTGTTTTAGGTCTACAAGTGGGTCAGAACTAGAAGTATCCATCATTTCTTGCTCTTCTGCAACCATTTGTTCTATAATTTCCGCTATTTTTACTGCAACACCACTTTCTGTACGTTGTGAAAGCTCTTGTTGTTGCTCTGGAGGTAGTTGTCCCCCTGTTTGTGCCATAATTTGCTCCATTTCAGGTGCCATTTCCTGTTCTACAATCATTCTAGCCATAAAACTAACGTGTTCTGTTATATGTGCCTGTAAAATTGTCATTGTTGCAGGATTAGCTTTTACTAATTCAGATGACATAAAGGCTCTGTGTGCCCTTATGTGTGCAGAATGATCTTGCTCAGGGAAAGGTATAGGTGGCATACCATTTAAAGTACCTGCGTTCTCAATAGCAGGATCTTGTGCCTGTGGTTCTGCAGGTGCGGGTAATAATTTTTCAATATTCTGTACACCTAGAGCTGCATACATTCTTGAATAAGCTTCTCTTAAATCGTGCATCTCAGGATTAGCTTGAGCTAATTGTAATTGAGATTGTGCAAGAGTTACTCTTTGTGCCATAGAAAAAATGTTTGGATCTGAGACAGGAACAACATCTATTCTGTTATCAAAGTCTGATTTTTTAATTGACTGCTCTCCACCTGAAACCATGTAAGGATAGTTATCTGGTAGGTACTCTGAAAATACTTTTGCTAGTAATTTAAATTCTGTTTTTTGTGCATAGTGTAATCTCTTATGAATAGCTGACATAACTTTCATGCCACGCTCTAAAATAGCCATGGTTGTTCCTACAGGTTGTTGTTGACTACCTGCATTCTCACCCATCATCATATCTGCTACACCTGCAAATCTTCTACCTGCATCAACAACGAAACCTAGTAACTGAAATAAAGTTCCACTTGGTTCTTTGTAAGGTAGAGGCATTAATGACTCACGAAGATTACCCCCAGGTGCATCGACATCTCTCCATTCACCTGGATTAAGTGCTTCATCATCATCACGTATTCTTAGTCCTCTTGCTTTGAAACCAGCAGGTAAGTTTGATAAAGTTCCTGCATCTATAAGCTGACGTAGAGCTGCAGTAGCAGTTCTTGATAAACCACCCAGCATGTGAATAAGACCAAAGCCATAAAATCCTAGACCTGGCAGAAACTTAAAGTGTGTAAAGTATTCTTTTTTCTTTCTAGAAGGATCGCCTTGATTCCAGTTTCTATAGATAGATAAAATTTCTCCAGAGTCCTCATCAAGAGTTACAATGTAAGGCAACATAATACCTGTCTTCTCATTGTTAGCACCCATGTCTTCGAATCCTGGTAAATCTAAATCAACATGCATTTCAAGAACATTGTGTTCTTCTTCTGTAAATGAAACTTGTTCTACCCCAGATAACTCATCTTGTTTTTCTTTGATGTCAGATGTCTTAGCTGTGTTAGGTTGGAGTTCTATATCTCTGTAAAATCCTGACACTTGATTTTTTCTTAAATCGTTGTGCTTCATTTTTACAATGTGAGTAATTCTACCACAAGACTCTAGGTCTGTAATAAAATAAGGAACTACTAAATCTTCTGCTGGTATAAATTTAGATACCGCTCTTTCTAGAGTTCCGTCATAATAAACTTTTTTAAATGCTGAACCTGCTAGAGGTAGATGAAATAATAATTGATCAAGCTCTGGATCAAACTCTTGCATCTCACAAGTAATTTGATAGTTCATAAATTCTTTAATTCGTTCTGCTTGTTGTTCTACTTCTAGACTAGGAACACCTAATATTTCTGTTCTCACTGGTCCACCTGGTGGTAGAAGTTCTTTGTATGCTTGTGCTTGAAACTGTGTGACTGCCTCTGCAAGTAAAGGATGTGTGACACCCGCAGCTCCCGCAAAAGGCTTGGATCTTTCTTCGTACTTGAATCCTAATAAATCTAATCCTTCTTTGTAAGTCTTTTCCCAATCAGATCTAGAATTTTTATCATCCTCAAAATTTTTCTGTAAATCAGAAGATAACTTTTCCAGTATATCATCATCTATAAACTCTGCTATGTTTGCAAAGTAATCACCTTCAGATTGTTTTTGAGATGGATCAAAGTCAAGAGTGACTCCTCCATCTTGCTCTTCAATTATCTCATAACCTTTATTTGTATTTTCAGGCTCTTGTAATTGTATTTCTTCTCCTACACCTTCTACTTCAAGTGAGTTATTGGCATTAGGAGATATATCTATTGCTGTGTTTTGTATTCGTTTTTCTACCATCTACTGGCTCCTATAGGAGATAGTAACTCATTAACAGAAACTATCGGTGTGTATAATATACTTTTTTTCACAAGACCTCCATCTTTTTTATATGCTTTATATGGGAACAACATATCAGGTGTCAATTCAATCATAAAAGTATCTACGCCTGCACTTCCCATACCAAACCGCACTTTTCCCACCTCTACTTTAGAACTTTTTGCATTTGCTATTTTATTTAAACTTTCTTCTACGTTACTTGTAAAATGTTTTCCTGTATGATCATCNAAATTTGGTCCTCCATATTGCATATCATATGCCACCATTCTACCGTTTCTATCCAAATTGTCAGGGGATAGCTCTACTCCGTTACCTCCTCTATAAGCTTTGACAGCTTTAGCAGGCGCTACAGCGTAGTGAGAAGGAGCATCTCTATTTATTTGTAAGGCCCCACTTTCATCAAAATAAAATCTTTTCTTAGCTGCATTGTAGACATCATTTTTAACTATAGCATCCACCCAGTCCTTTTGATCTTTAAAAGGTATGTTAGGAAATAATTCTCTAGGATCAATATTATCAATAGAAGAATTTATTACAGCTAAAGCTTCATCTCTAACTTTTGCGGCTTCTCCTAGTTGTTTAAAACTTTCTTTGGTTATATCATCCATATCCATTTTAGATATTTTTTCAAATATTTGATCACTTGCAAATAATTGATCTAATGATTTTTTAAGTTGTGCGTAAGTAGCAGGCATCGGTCTAAAAACATTTTCTAGTTTTTTATAAAGTAATTCTAATCCTTCATTTCTTCCTATTTGTTGATTTTGACTTTGATTAATGAATCTTCTAATTTCTTGCTTTATGTTTGATTTTAAAGAAGCCGCTTTTTGTAAAAAATCAGATTGTATTTCATCTGCTACATTAACGACAATATCTTTGTTATTTAATTTTCCAATTCGATTACTACCCAATGACCAGCCTATGACATAAGGTTCTCCCTCCAACTTATTTTGTTGTGTCGTAAAATCATTACTAGTTCTAACTTCACGCATATTACTGTGACCTTCGTATCTACTTATCTCTGAAGGTAGAGAACCTATGTCTCCTCTAATGTCTTTAGAGTCTACCCACAATACTCTTTCTGTTCTTGAACCATTGATATAATCCTCCTGTCTTCCAGAGTTGCCATACTTTAAGTTACCCGCTTCATCGCTATAGGATACTGTTTGAATATAATTGGAAGGAGATGTATCTACTAATTCTTTTATTTCTGCAAAAGATATTTTTTCATCGTTTGTAAACTTTCCTGTCTCTCTGTTAAATCCACCTTTTTTATTTAAATAAGATCTTACATAAGAGTCATACAGTTCACCTTCTTTAATGCCACTAGATCTAAACCAATCGTGCCAGTCTTTAGCTGACATACTAATAATTTTTGACGGTAAAGTTTTTCCTTTAATTGTTAAATTACCTGTGTCTGTATTTATTATAGAATTTAAATCGGAGTAGAATAATTTGTTATTACCAGAACCAATAGCATTCTCTGGGACTATTGTAGAAACAAGTGCTGTTCCTGGTTTTGTTGTCTTAGCTTTTTTTACTTTGACAGGTACTTCTATTTCTTTAACAGTAAATTCTTTACCTTCAAAGTCACCAAGTCTTAGTGCTTTTTGTTGTGCATCGTCTATACTTTTACTTTGATAAACTTTATTACCGTTCTCATCAAATATATTATACCTCTTCTCTAAGAGAGGTGCTTCAGGTGGAGCTAGTTGTTTTACGGTTTCTGTTTTCTTTACAAGCTTTGGTGTGTCACCTAATAAAAAGTTTTTAGGTAGAGGTAGTGCTTCTGCTTTTGGAATTATAAAATTACTGACTGCTGAAGCAGCTTTTGATAAAAACGATTGCTCTTCTTGTTCTGTTTCCACTTCTCCTCCTTGGTTAAATGATTTTGGTAGTTTGCTTTTGTTTAAATAATCTTCAGGAGATATATTATTTTCAATAGCGTATTTTATAGTATCTTCCAATCGTTCTGCCGCTCTTTCTGCTTTTTCTATGACACTTACTTTAGTAGTGTCTGCAACACCAAATGTAAAATTACTTTTTTTAGCTCCTTCTCTGTAAGGAACAATTGTTTTAATATTTCTATCTTTAAACATAGTATCAATAAATTTTGTTGCATCCGCTACAAATTCATATTGATTATTAAATTTAGTGATATCAGGATTGTACCCGTATTCTGATAAAATTCCCATTAACTTTTCATTAATAGGTTTGTCAGCAGTTCTATCTCCTTTATGTATCTTAACAGGCATTTTTTCAAACTTTGTTTTTTGAGTTTTCTTTTTAATTATATCTACAAAATTATTTAAGTAGGGATCTAATCTATATTGTAATTTATTGTAGATCTGTAGAGAAGGAGATATTAATTCAACTTCTGCTCCTGCTCCTACAAACCTTCCGGTTTTTGCTAATGTACCTTCGCCTTCTCTTCTTGTTACGAAAAGAGGTATATCATGTGCTTTGTCAAATTGTAAAAGAGTTACATTTAATTGTGGCTCTCCAGTTTTTTTATTTATTGTCTCTAAATACGGTTTATATTGAGGATTTTGATAAAGCTGTTTTAATCTTATTCTTCCCAAAGAATTAGCTTTGTTTCTATCTAATTCTAGTTTTACATACTTTTGAAAATTATCTAT